TCGTTTCATCCGACACGCTCTCGTTCACCGACATCAACAACCTCGGCAACGACATCCGCGCGTGGGGCGACAACGTCAACGGGGGCGGGTACACGCTATCCAACGTCGCCATTTCGGCGAGCAGCGGCACGATGGCGACGGTGACCGGCGGCACGGGCGCGTCCTCCACGCTTACCCTGCAATCTACTTCTGGCTCTGGGACTAGCGATGCAATTATCTTTAATACAGCATCTCAGCTAGAGAAAATGCGGTTAACGACCGCTGGCGCTCTCGGTATCGGAACCGCTTTACCAGCGACTGAGTCGACGAACGCCAAACTGACAGTAGTTGGAGCTGTCAGTCAGTCTGCTAGTTCTTTGGCTACATCCAATACTAATGCTGGTTTTACTGTCCGCACCAATGCAGGCAGTGGTTACCAGCTCGCCATTGGATCGACAAGCGTTGACGGATCTCCATATATTCAGGGTGTTAATTTCAATGGCGGCGCCGTTGCTAGTAACTTGATTTTGCAGGGATACGGCGGCAACGTCGGTATCGGAACGCCGAGTCCATCGACAAAACTTCATGTGTCAGGTGGTAGATCGACTTTCTTCGCAAACTCTGAGACATATGCAATAGGTGTTGGTTATTCTGGGACCACAATAGCTGGATACATTGGCGGTAGCGCGAATAATTCCAACGCAGATATTGTGTTCAGTAATGCAGGCGGCTCAGAGCGGATGCGTATCCAGGGCGGCGGCAACGTCGGTATCGGAACGACGAGTCCGGCTTATCAACTTCAGCTCTCGACCGATTCTGCTGCCAAGCCCACGACCAACACCTGGACCATCGCCTCGGATGCACGGCTGAAGACAGTCCTCGGCGACTACGAGAAGGGCCTGGACGCTATCTGTGCTTTGCGCCCAGTGCGCTACAAATACAACGGCTTCGGCGGCATGGTGGCCGACGGCAAAGAGCACATCTCCATCGTGGCGCAAGAGGCGCAGGAAGTGTTTCCGGAGTGCATCGGGACTTTTCAGGGGAAGCTGCACGGGGACGATGAGCAAGAGACTGAACTTTTGAATTACAACGGCCACGCCATCACGTTTGCGCTCATCAACGCAATTAAAGAACTCAAAGCAAAGATCGACATTTTTGAAGCAAGGAACTAAGCATGGCAATTACTTACGATTGGATCTTCAACCCCCTCACCGTCAAGCCAGCCGACGGCAGCCTGACCGACATCGTCATTATGATCGACTGGCGGCGAACTGCGACCGATGGAACATACGCGGCGAGCTGCTACGGGCAGGTGGCCATTGGGCCAGCCGACCCAAGCACGTTTACGCCATTCGCAGACCTGACGAAAGCGCAGGTGCAAGGTTGGGTGGAGGCGGCACTGACGCCCGCGGCGGTCGCGCAGTACGACGCGTCGCTTGCGGCGGACATCGACCGCCAGCAAAACCCTCCAGTGATTCAGCTTCCGCCGCCGTGGGAAAATTAATCATGCGGGCGTTTTTGATTGATTTGTGCGCGTTCGGCGTCATCGGGATGTGCCTGGCCGTGGCGTGGCTAGTGATTAGTGCTTGGTGAGGTGAGGTGGATATGTTTCTCAACGAAGTAAAGCAATCGTTCATGGCGCAGGGCGCCGCAATCGCCGCAAAAATAAATCTGCAGGCGGAGCACGATTATCTGCAGGCGTGCAGGAACTGGGCCGCGAACGGCGGGAAGGACGGAGAGCCAAAGGCGGCGGCTGCGGTAGAGGCGCAATTTGCGTTCGATCCTACGTGGGAGATGCGGATCGTGCAGACCGATCGGCTGGTGTCGAGCATCGACCCGAAGAGCTTTCTGCAGGCCTACGGCACCGACACGGACGCCATTGGCGGCCCGGTGGGTGGTCCAATACCCGGCCAGCCGGGGCGCTACTACGCAGCCAGCGACTCCACGCCGTATCTCGGGCAGGTGTACCGCAGCAAGGGCAAGACCTACGTGTTCACCGCCATCACGCCGTTCAATCGAGCGTGGGAGGAAATCTAATGCCTTGGGGGTGGCTCAAAAAAATAGGCAAGGTCGGCGTGCCAGTTGCCCTACTTTTCGTTCCTGGGCCGTTCCAGTCGGTCGCGCAGACAATCTACGCTGGCGTCCGCAACGCTGAGCTGGCCGGCGGAAGCGGCGCCGCGAAGCTGGGCATGGCGATGCACTACTCGACCATGATGCTGCCGCAGATCGCAGCCGAAGTCGAAAAAATCTGCGGAAGGAAGGTGATAGATGAAGAGGCGCTAACTGAAGCGCTGGCGCACCTGACGCAGTTTTTCGTGTCGATTGAAAAGTCGGTTGGGGTCAAGCCGTCGTGAAAAAGATGATCTTAGCGCTGCCGGGCGCGCTGCTGGGGGTGGTGGCATCGATGCCTGTGCTTTTCTGGGGACTAATTGGTCTGCAGGTGGCGGATTTCGCGACGGGTTTCCTGCTGGCCTGGAGCGATGGCGCGGTGTCGTCCGACGCATCCCGAAAAGGATTCGTTAAAAAGGCGATCGCGCTGCTTTTGGTGGTGGCATTAAAGATCGCCGAGAGCGTGCAGCCGATGCCGGTCGAGCTGTCCGCGTACGTGGCCGGGTGGTTCTGTTTGACGGAACTTATCTCGATCGCCGAAAACGCCGGCAAAGCGGGCCTGCCGATCCCCGCCAAGTTGACTAAAGTATTGGCGCAGTTACAAGAGAAAGAATAATGAACTGGAACGTGTCGAGGCTGGATTCGCAAGCGGCCGAGATACTTTTCGAGGTCTCGCCCTCGGAGAAGGTTACGGTCCTGCTTATGGCCGACGAACACGCCGACAACGCGCATTCCGACCTGGCGCTACTCAAGCGGCACCATGACGAGGCCCGCGAACTGAACGCGCCCATCCTCAAGTTCGGGGACACGTTCTGCGCGATGGAGGGCAAGTGGGACAAGCGCAAAAGTGAGGACGCGCTGAGGCCCGAGATGCGCGGCGGAAACTACTTTGACCGACTCGTGAGTTGGCACACCGGCCTGTATATGCCGTATGCGAAACAGATCGCCGTTATCAGCGACGGCAATCACGAGGCGTCGATCCTACAGCACCACCAGACCGACCTGGCCGAGCGCCTCGTCCACAACCTCCGCATGGTCGGCTCGCCCGCGCTGCATATGCCTTTCACGGGTTTTGTCCGCTTTCGGTTCGACCTCGGGAACAAGCATCAGACCAGTACGGTTCTGCACTATCACCACGGCTACGGCGGCGGTGGCGAGGTGACGCGCGGCATGATCGACCAGTCGCGCACGCGCGGGCAGTACGACGCCGACATCTACGTTTCCGGCCACATCCACCGCCGCAACGCGGACGAGAACGTCATGACGGGCCTCAACAACTTGGGGCGCGTCGTGCAGCGGAATCAGGTGTTCCTTCGCTCCGGCACCTACAAGGCCGAAGAACGCGGCGGTAAAGGATACCATGTAGAGAAGGGCCGCGCAGCCCGTCCGCAGGGCGGCTGGTGGCTCGAGATGACGCCGCGCCGGGAACGAAACGCAGTCACGCTAGACATCAGCTACAGGCCAGCCACATGAGACACCTACTTACCCTACTCCTCCTCGCCGTCTCTGCCTTCGCGCAGACGGCCACCATCAGCGACACGATCACCACGCCTTTTGGCGGCACGTTCGGCGGCACGGTCACGGTATCGCTGAACTCGCCCGCACTGGCGCAGCCGCTATATAGCGGCAACGTTACCCTTAGCGGCTGGACGCAGACCGTGACGGTTACCGCAGGCGCTTTCTCGCTGACTTTGTACGCCAACGACCAGATCACGCCGGGCGGCACCTCGTACACGGCCACCTTCGCGCCGTCCAGCGGCACGGCGTGGAAGGAAACCTGGGTGGTGCCGACAGGCGCGACGACCATCCGCGCGATCCGCAGCACGACCGTGCCGACGCCGACCGTCAAATTCAATCTGGCGCAGCTGAACCAGAGCAGCGCCACGGTTGGCCAGGGCATCCGCTGGAACGGTACAGCGTGGGAGGCCGCGGCCAACGTGCAGGCGGTGGTCCACATCTGGTCTGCCGGCACGGAGGCGACATGCAACAGCACGACGCGGGGGTACGTGGTCATGGTTCAAGGCGGCGCTGGCGTGGCGGACACGCTGCGGATCTGCAGGAAAGATGCCGCAGATGCGTACGCGTGGACGGCGTTGTTCTAGCGTGGCCTGTGAATAATTTTTAATAGTCGAACAGTTGCGCTGTGGTTAGAGTTGTGTGCTAAATTCTAACCATGCAGAAGCGAAACGTACTCATCAAGCTGAGTCCCGAGGCCCACGGCGAGCTAATTGCTGCTGGCCGCGCCCTCGGGCTCACGCCGACCGCCATGGCGCGGCTGATTGTTTTGAAGTGGCTGGGCGCGTCGGTCCCGGCGCTGGATGAGGTGCGGGCGTGACGGCCGCGCTGAACGCGTTGCACGTGGCCGTAATGGTGGCCACCGGCGTGATGCTGGCGGCCGACATCGGCCATCTGTATGTGCGATTGGGTGCGGTTGCCTACCTCATGTTCCGCGCCTGGCACGACGCGCACTCGGAGGCAGGCCAGTGATTCGCCCGGAGGTCCACTACCGCCTGATTCGCCGCGAGCGGCGCGGGAAGGACGCGCTGATTGTCGGCCTGAGTTTATCGGTGGTGCTCAACTGGGCACTGGCGGTTTACATCTACACCTGTCTGTCGCGCTGAACGCCGCGTGCGGCGTTCGGTGAGGCCGACAGGCCTACGAAGCCCATCAGAAGGGCACTCCTTGGGTTGAGCATATGGCCGCTTGTCGTCACGGGCGGGCGGCCGATTTTTGTCTGGAGGACAACATGAACAGCAACAATACAGCACGCGTCATGGTCGAGCATTATATGCGACTCGGCGCCGCCAAGGTAGAGCAGGAGCGCCAGTGGCGCGAGGTGGCCGGCCAGATCTCACACGGGTATACCCGGACGAGAGGCGGCGTGGATTCCGCTGGCCGGTCCCCTGGCGTCACTGCCAGCCGCTCTCTGAGCGGTATCTCACCAAGGAGGAACCGGACGAAAAAACACGATTAGAACGATTGGCTAACCCGACTACCGAGCCCCCAGTCCCACGGCTGGGGGCAACTGAAGAGAGGAGATTATGGACAGAACAAGGTTTATCGGCGGCAGCGACCTGGGCCACATCGTCAACGCCCCGCCCTACGGCTGCGCGAGAAAGCTCTGGTACCAGAAACAAGGCGTTGAGCCCGACTACGAGGTTGAGTTTCGCGGGCACCTGATCCGGGGCACCAAGCTTGAGCCGCTCATTGTCGAGGAGTACCAGGAGCGCACGGGCCGGAAGGTCCGCCGCACCGGCTCACGCTTTGGCGAGGAGGATTGGCAGGCCGGTGCGATGGATCGCATGATCGTTGGCGACGAGCGCGGGCCCGGCGTTTTGGAGTGCAAGACGGCCAACGAACGCGCGTTCCGGTCGTTCATGCGCGACGGATTGCCGCTGAGCTACCAGCTTCAGATCCAGTGGTACATGGGGCTCGCTGGCTACAAGTGGGGCGCGTTCGCGGTGCTGGAGCCGAGCAATTGGCGCTTCGAGACATTCGAGGTCGCGTTTGACCCCGCTGCCTACGAACTCGTCCGCGAGATGGCTACGCAATTCTGGGCCATGGTAGGCGGCTGCGGGGAACCGGACCGTCTGCCGGTCAGCGACAAGCGGTGCGGGAAGTGCGAGTTTCGCCACTCGTGTCAAGGCGCCGCATTGTTGGACCGGGTTGATGTGGACGAGGACGCCGAAACGATCGCGGGGCTTGGCAGCATCGCCGCTGAGTATCTAGCCCTGCGCGACGTTCGCGACGAGGCCGAGGAGGCCATGGAGGCGCTGAAGGCCGACGCGGCCGCCATGATCGGGGACGCGCCGGGCGGCGTGGCGCCGGGGTACCGGATTTCGTTCAAGCCGCAGGTTTCGCAGCGGGTGGATACCGTTGCGCTCAAGAAACAGTTTCCGGACATCTATGCGAAGGTGATCAAGCCAAGCGTGAGCCGTCCGTTCCGCGTGTTCCCGGCGTGACGGGGAAGAGGAGAATATGGGTCCATTAACAGAAAAGATCCAACAAGCGGCCACGCCAGCGCCAGCGCCGCAGGAGCAACCGGGCCAGATATCGTCGTTTCTGAACGACATCATCGCGGCCAGCGAGGTCGGCAGCGCGGCCCGCGCTAACGCCGTCCAGATGAAGACCGACTTCACCAGCGGGCTGCTGTACGCTCGCGGGACAGCAGCGGGCAAGAAGGTGGACCCCGCCGACATCGCCATGCGGATTCGGTTCGGTCGCGACCTTGGGCTGACCGAGTTTCAGGCGGCGCGGGGTATCTACTTCATCAACGGCGTCCCGGCTATGATGGGGACGGTCATCGAGTTGCTGATGCGCCGGCACGGCTACGGCTGGCAGTTCGTGCAGCGTGACATCAAGGGCTGCGTGTTGCGGCTGACGAAGAACGGCACGGTGGTCATGGATGGCGATAGGCCGGCCACGGCGTCGTTCAACGAGGAGGACGCCAAGCGCATGAAGAAGGACAGAAAGGACACCTACATGGAGGACCCCGAATCCATGTATTACTGGCGGGCGTTGGGGCGTCTCCAGAAGTTCTACTGTCCCGAGGTAACCGACTACGTCAGCGTGCTTGCGCCTGGCGAGGTGCCGATTGAGGACGTCGTGACCGAGACCGAATCCCGCATGGGAGCCGCCACCGTTCTCGCTGACAAGCTCGCCGAGATCAAGGGGGCCGCTGAATGATCGCGCAAAGCCTACAGGACAAAACCTGGTACGACGTCCGTATTGTGGGACTGCGGAAGGTGGAACTCGGCCAAAACGGTACCCAGGCGCTCGAAGTGGTCGTTCGGTTTGCCGACGACTCACAGGGCAGCACCAATCTGTTCTTGACGCCCAAGTCGCTCAGCAACACTCGCAAGCGTCTCGAAGCCCTCGGCGCAACCGAGGCCGACCTGACCGGCGGCGACTGGCTGCGAAAGTTGAACGCGCGGTTGGCGGACGCGCAGGCGTCGGTCGTGGCAGAGGAGCAGGAGAAGTACGGTGTGCGATTGAACGGCCCGTTCCCGCGTGGCGGTGGATCGGCGGCGCGGGAAGTCGAGGCAGGGCCTTCGCCGTTTGCGGCGATTGGCGACCAGGACGTGCCGTTCTAGGCACCCAGCCGGGGCGGGAAGCCGCCCCGTATTTGAGGAGGGAACCATTGTGTTTAAAGTAGAAAAAAATATTCCCATTTGGCCATTAAACCGTAAGCGTGATGGCGAGCTTATCAAACTGATTGAAGGGTTGGAAATTGGCGATTCGTTCGAGTGCAGTTATGTACAATGCGAACGCGCCCGAGAAGCAGGCCGCTTGCGGTCTATAAAATTAGTTTCTCGAAAGATCGGAAACGACAAACAACGCGTCTGGAGGATCGCCTAATGGAAATCATCGGAGCAGTCCTAGTCCTCGCCGTCTGCGCCCTGGCCTTGGCGCTGCATCAGTACGGTCGGGCAACAGTATGGCTCGTCATCGCAACGCGGGCCAAGGCGAACTACGAGGCCGCGCTGCTGCGGGAGCGCCGGACGGCGGAACTGAAGGCGGAATGGGGGGGTGGTGCGGTGACCATAGATGATTGGCGCGCAAGGTACGACCATCTCGACGCAGAAGCCGACAGGCTTAGGGCTCGTCTGGCAGCGGCCGAGGCCAAATGGGACGCCCTCATTGACGAAATTGCCGACGCCGGGAAAAAGGTCAATGCGCTCACTGCCAAGCGGGACGCTGCTGTTCGCGCTGCGAAGGGGGCCGAATGAAAAAGCCACTGACGGATAGTCGCCGGCAAAGCGTGAGCGAACTACTGCCTTGCCCGATGTGCGGGCCGACCAGCGAGGCGACGGCAAGCGGAACTTTCCGGGGCGGTCACACTGTGTTTTGCGCGGCGTGCGGCCTTAGAATTGGCCACTATCGCTCTCGGCGCGAGGCGGCGGAGGCGTGGAATCGCCGTGGCGGTATTGCGGCGGTTGTGAAACCGCCGTCGGGCCAGCATGTGCTCGGCTACATTGATTTTCTGGAAGCGTGGGTTGTCGTGCACTGCGACGATGCTGGCATGTGGCGCTGTGCGTGGGATGGGGAGCAACTGTGCGTCGACGTGACGTACTGGCAGGAGCTGCCCGCAGATCCGGAGCGAAAAAAGCAGGAAGATGACGATGTCTGACGACCGCCACACCGCCGCCGACCGCGACGATCTGGCGCGCGAGCAACGCCGGGAGCGCAGAGAACGAGAGGAGTATCTGACCGAAGAGAAGGAGACTTATGGAACAACAGAAGATTGATTTGGACGCGCTGGAAGCGGTACTAACGAGCAGTACGCCGGGGGAGGGGCGACTGCTGCCTAATGGCGGGGCGGGATTGGAGGAGGATCGGACGTATTGGGGCGTTTTGGGTGGCGCGGGGTATTACCATGGCGCTGGGGCTGGCGGGTTTTGCCTCACCGGGTTTATCGACAAGGAGCATGCTGAACGCCTCGTCGCGTCTTACAACGCACTCCCCGCTCTCATCGCCGAGTTGCGGGAGCTGCGGGCGCGGGTGACGCCAGAGGCCCGCCCATGGCCATTGCCCACGCCCGCGCCGAGCAACTACGCTGCGCGGCACAATACGCGGACCCCGGCGCACGCCTGGGACTGCATGACTGGTTCGCAGAGGAATTTTTACTGGAGCAGGAACGCATGAGAAAGATGAAACCGCCGCTGACACTCGACGAGCAGCGGGCATTGGTAAACAAGCGACGCACGGCCACCTTGGCGGCGCTGGCGTTGATTCGCGTCGGATCAACGCCGCAGGATTTGCACGAGCGGATTCGGGCGGCAGAGCTGGAGTGCGGGTTGTGGGTTGATGCGGTGGAGAGGCTGCGACGGATGGAGGTGGAGAATGATTGAGATCAGACATAAAGATGGCGCGGTGCTGCACACCGTAAACTTCGATACGCTGAGCGGGGCGAACCTGAGCTGGGCGGACCTGCGCGGGGCGAGCCTGATCGGGGCGGACCTGAGCTGGGCGAACCTGCGCGGGGCGAACCTGTTCGGGGCGGACCTGAGCAGGGCGAGCCTGCGCGGGGCGGACCTGCGCGGGGCGGACCTGTTCGGGGCGGACCTGAGCGGGGCGGACCTGCGCGGGGCGAACCTGCGCGGGGCGAACCTGAGCGGGGCGAACCTGCTCGGGGCGGACCTGAGCGGGGCGAACCTGCGCGGGGCGGACCTGCGCGGGGCGAACCTGCGCGGGGCGAACCTGCGCGGGGCGGACCTGTTCGGGGCGGACCTGAGCTGGGCGGACCTGCGCGAGGCGGACCTGCGCGGGGCGAACCTGCGCGGGGCGAACCTGCGCGGGGCGGACCTGCGCTGCAAACAGTACGTCTGTCAGATCCACGCCAGCCGCCACGCCATCGTTGCCATCGACAACGATGTGCAAATCGGCTGCATTCGCAAGCTGCTAGCCGAATGGTTGGAGACGCTTCAGGCCGTGGGGCGGGAAAACGAATACACAGACGCTGAAATCGCCGAGTATGGTGGCTGGCTGCGGCAGATTGCGGCGGTGCTGGCGGCGCGGCGGGGGGAGGTGGCGGAATGACGTATGAGGAGTTTCTGAAGACGAAAGCCGTCGACGCGCCGAGGACTGGATTCGATGCCGGCCAGGTTCACCAGTCAGCGAAGCCGTTCCAAGCCGACATCATCAGGTGGGCGCTGAAGCGTGGACGGGCGGCCATCTTTGCCGACACCGGCCTAGGTAAGACATTCATGCAGCTGGAGTGGGCGCGGCACGTTGCCGAGCAGGCTGGGCCGGTGCTAATTCTTGCGCCGCTGGCCGTTGCTGCGCAAACGGTGCGGGAGGCGGCGAAGTTCGGCATCGATGGCGTGGCGCACGTGCACGCGCCGAGCGGTGACTCAATACAGGTGACGAATTACGAGAAGCTGCACCGATTCCAGCCAGACGGATATGCTGGCATCGTTCTTGACGAAAGCTCAATTTTGAAAGGATTCGACGGAAAGTTTCGCAAGGCCATAACCGAGTTCTCAAAACAGATTGCGTTCAGGCTTCCGTGTACAGCAACGCCAGCGCCAAACGACTACATGGAACTGGGGAACCATGCGGAATACCTGGGCGTTATGAGTTGCGCCGAAATGCTAGCCATGTTTTTCACGCACGACGGCGGCGACACGTCTAAATGGCGACTCAAGGGGCACGCTCAGTCCCAATTTTGGAAGTGGGTGTGCTCGTGGGCGGTTGCCATCCGAAAGCCATCTGATCTTGGCTACAGCAATGATGGCTATGTGCTTCCGCAATTGCACATGATTCAACACGCAATTGAAAGCGGAATCGTGACGGAGGGATCGCTGTTCCAGATTGAGGCCGAGACGCTGTCTGAGCGTCAGCGGGCACGATCTCAGACGGTGCCGCTGCGAGTAGCCGAGGCGGCAGATCGAGTGAATGCATCAGACGAGCATTGGATCGTCTGGTGTGATCTGAACTCAGAAAGCGAAGCACTAGCGAAGGCGATACCAGGGTCGGTCGAGGTTCGTGGATCGGATAGCGCAGAGCGTAAAGAGCAGGCATTAAATGCGTTTTCGCGAGGCGAAATTCGCGTACTTGTCAGCAAGCCTTCGATCTGCGGATTTGGAATGAACTGGCAGCATTGCCGAAACATCGCGTTTGTCGGACTGTCCGACTCATTTGAGCAGCTATATCAAGCAATTCGGCGGTGCTGGCGATTTGGGCAACAGCGCGAAGTTTACGCCCACATTATCACTGCTGACATCGAGGGCGCGGTAGTCCGCAACATCAAACGGAAGGAGCAACAAGCGATGGAAATGATGGATGGGATGGTGGATCATATGCGAGAAGAAATGCAACAAAACATTAGCGCAGCCGCTGCGGATAAAGCCGATTACAGCAAGGGGATTGATTCCGGGAGGCACTGGACCGCGTTACTCGGGGACTGCGTCGAGCATATTTCCAAAATGCCGGATGAGTCGATTGACTACTCTGTATTTTCTCCCCCATTTGCGTCTTTATACACGTACTCAAATAGCGATAGGGACATGGGGAACTGCAAGACGTATGAGCAATTTGAGGCTCACTTTAAGTTTTTAATTCCCCAGCTTTATCGAGTATTGGCTCCGGGCAGGAATCTCTCATTTCACTGCATGAATCTGCCTCTTACAAAGGAACGTGACGGTGTCATCGGAATCAGGGACTTTCGCGGCGAGATGATTCGATGGTTTACGGAGTGCGGATTCGTTTTCCATTCGGAGGTATGCGTTTGGAAAGACCCGGTGACTGCCATGCAGCGAACAAAAGCCATCGGACTTCTGTACAAACAGCTTCGCAAGGATTCGACCATCAGTCGCCAAGGAATACCTGATTATGTTGTGACCATGCGGAAACCGGGCGTCAACCCGAGACCAATCACCAAGACGCACGACTCGTTTCCAGTTGATCTTTGGCAAAAATACGCATCGCCGGTATGGATGGACATTGACCAGTCGGATACTTTGTCACGGGATGGCGCCAAGGAGGAGGACGATGAGCGCCACATTTGCCCGCTCCAGCTAGGCGTGATTGAGCGATGCTTGCTTTTGTGGTCGAATCCTGGCGATGTTGTCCTGTCGCCATTCATGGGAATCGGCAGCGAGGGGTATATGGCGATCAAGCATGGCAGACGATTTATCGGAACCGAATTGAAGCGCTCTTACTGGCAGGTGGCAACGAAGAATTTACGGCAGGCTGAATTGAGCGCGGGCCAGCAAATTGATCTTTTTGCCGAGGTCCCCGCATGACCATCCCCCAACTCCACATCGAAGCCGCCCTGGCCTCGCCCACGGTCAAGGCCGAGATCATCGACCTCGTCTACCGGAACGTGGCGGACTGGGCATGGCCGGCGGCGTATACGAAGCTTGCGTCGCCGGAGGAGTGGCGGAAGGCGGTGAAGGAATAACGGAACAGACGCAGCGTAAATGGACGCAGGATGAGGAGGGGAATTTGACCTGCTTAGACTGTGGCTTGGTTGTCGAAATTTGCGAAAAATATAATGCGCCTTTTTGGCGCTGGGCGCAGTGCGAATGCTGGGCTACCGACTTTTTTTCTTCAGCCAGCGAGGCTCTCGCCGCGTGGAAGGCGGTGAAGGAATGACGGCCGGCGCGCTGCTCGACCAGTACGCCATCGCCGCATGGAACCGCCGGGGAGGGGTGGCGTATGAGTGAGTACACGATCCGCGTTCCCATGGGACCGATGCGGGCGCTGGACTTGCTGGCGCAAGCGATTAGCGATCCCGACTGGTGGCTGGATTACATCTATCGGGCGTTTCGGGCTCAGGTGCCCGATTGGGCCGAGCACGGGTGGGAATTACACGCGGTGGCGGGGGCGGAGGAGGTTATCGTGACGGCAAGGAGGAAAGCATGACAGTCCAGGAACACTGGGAGCGTTTCGCGGTCGCCGCCTGGCCCGAGGACCGGACCGTGGGCCGGTCGCTGTTCTTTGCGGGGTATGCGCAGGCGCTGATCGACGCGGAGCAGTACGAGGGGGCGCAGCGGGTGATGGATGAGTTGCGGGAGGGGAAGCCGTGACCCGCACCTGCCGCCACTGCAACGAGCCAGCGGTCAGCTACAGCAACGCGCCGCTCTGCCGCCAGCACTACAACGAACGCCGACGCAAAGGCCGCCCGCGGCAGCCGCGCCAGCCCTCGACGGTCTGCCGAGAATGCGGAGCGCCGCGCAAGCCGGGCGTGACCGTGGCGCTGTGTCCCGACCACTATCGAGACTACGCACGGCGCCAGGTCCGTCGCAGCCGGGGTATGGATCCGGACGCGCCGGTGAAGGTGGTCGATACCTCAAAATGCAAGCTGTGCGACGAGCCGCGCCTCCCCTACGGCGTCATGTGTCGCCAGTGCCTGCGCAATTACGAGACCGAGCGGCGGCGCAAGGCGGGAGTGCAGCCGCGGTCTACCACGTGCGAGTCGCCGGGGTGCGGGCAGCCGAAGGCCACGCCGCACGGGAAGTATTGCCGCGTCTGCTACGACCAGCGGCAGGAGGCGAAGGTGAAGGCAAGCAGCCGCGCGAAAATGGCGACGGCGGCGAAGGCAATCGAAAAGCAGATCCCGCGCCGCTGGGACACCGCCCTGCCGGGGCGCGGGGTGACCGAGCCGGTCGTGGGGGCGGAAGTGTTTGCCAAGCCTGAGCCGGCACAGCCGACGCGGCCCGTGACGCGGATTCGGGCGGCCGATGCGGACGAGCGGGAGCAGAGGGAGCGGGAGTGGGCGGGGTGGTTACAGAGGAGGAGGAGAGATGAGTAAGTTAACCGAAAACGACGTTGAAGCCGAGATCCTACGATTCCTCGTGCGCGAAGGGTGGATCGTGCGCCGCCAGCACAGCGGTATCTTCCGTACGCAGGCCGGCCACCCGATCCGTCTGGGCGAGCCGGGGATGTGCGACTGGTCGGCTATGCGGCCCACCGGCGGCCGCGTGGTGCAGTACCTGGAGGTCGAGGCCAAGGCGCCAGGGAAGAAGCCCGACCCCAAGCAACGGGAATACATGGCGAGGCGGAAGCACCAGGGTATTTTGTGCTGCTACGCCGATTCGGGGCTGGCGTTTGAGCAGTGGTACTACGGGGAGGGATTCGAGTGAGCGACAGTATCCGAGATCACCGGCAATCGATGGAGGATCGAGGCGCCCTGCTCCGCTCCTCTCTGTGCCCTCAGACCCTCCGCCCGTACCAATCCCAGGCCATCGCCGAGGCTCGTGACGCCCTGCGCGTTCATCGGCGCGTGCTGATCGTGGCCCCGACCGGCGCGGGCAAAACGACTATCGCCGCCGAGATCATACGTCGAGCCGTCGAGCGCGGCGGGGTCGTGTGGTTTCTCGCGCATCGCAAGGAACTCATCGACCAGGCCTCCGCCCGCCTCGGCCAGTTCGGCATCGCCCACGGCGTCATCATGGCGCAGCACTGGCTCGACCGGCCGCACGAACGGGTCCAGGTAGCGTCGGTGCAGACGCTCGTGAACCGCGACGTGGATATCCGGCCTTCGCTCATCATCATCGACGAGGCACACCGGGCGACGGCCAATTCCTACCAGACCGTGATCGAGAACGCCGGCAAGCCGCGCGTGATCGGGCTGACCGCCACGCCAATTCGCGGCGACGGCAAGGGGCTGGCGTCCATGTTCGACGCGATGGTCCAGTGCCCGACCATTGGCGAACTTATGCGCGATGGGTATCTCGTGCCGGATCGGGCCTTTGCGGGGAAGCGGGTGGACTTGGCCGGCGTCGAGGTGCGCGGCTCCGATTACGACCCCACACAGCTGAACGACGCGATGAACAAGCCGCATCTGATCGGCGATGTGGTCAGCGAGTGGCGGCGGCTGGCGGCCGGCCGGCCAACGATGGTGTTTGCCGCGGGCGTGAAACACTCGCGCACCCTCGTCGAGGCATTCCTGGCGGCGGGCATTGCCGCGGCGCATCTCGACGGCGAGACGCCGAAGCAGGAACGCGAGGCGATCCTGAAACGCCTAGCCAATGGCCGTCTGACGGTTGTCAGCAACGCGATGGTGCTGACCGAGGGGGTAGACGTCCCCGTCGTGTCCTGCGTCGTCCTGGCGCGTCCCACGAAGTCGAAGGGCCTGTACCTCCAGATGGCGGGACGCGGGCTGCGGACGGCGCCGGGGAAAACCGACTGCCTCATCCTCGACCACGGCAACTGCACCATGGAGCACGGTCTGGTGCGGCGCGACCAGAATTGGCAGCTGACGGAGGACGAAACCCGCAAGCGGTCAAAGCAGGTCAGCTACGCCGAGACGTTCAAGGTGTGCCCGGACTGCGGCGCCGTCCACGATCTCCAGGACGAAGCCTGCGAGTGCGGGTATCGGTTCGCCGCGCGGGCCAAGCAGAAGCCGCTGAAGGTCTACAACGGCGTGCTTGAGGAGGTGACGGAGCAGCGCATGCGGGAGTACACCGAGGCGCAGCGGAAGGCGAAGTATTTCCGGTTACTGCATGAGCAGCACACCGGGACGAAGAAGGACGGGAGTCCGTTCTCGAAGGGGTATGCGTTTGTGAAGTACGAAGCGATGTTCAAGATGAAGCCGGAGAGTTGGTGGCGAGAAAAGTGGGAAGCCAGCCACGCTGAGTTGGTCGCGCAGTACAAGCTGACGTGGCAATTGTGGCCGGATCGACGGACGCCGGAGGTGGCGGCGTGAACCAGAACAAGTATGGGAGAAATGGAATGCAGGCTATTGAGACCCGGTACAAGGGATACAGATTTAGGAGCCGCCTGGAAGCGCGATGGGCGGTGTATTTTGATGTTCTTGGGATCGAATGGGTGTATGAGCCGGAAGGCTACAAGCTAGCCGAAGGGGTTTTGTATCTGCCTGATTTTTGGCTACCGCAAGTCAGAATGTTCGCCGAGGTGAAGCCTACATGGCCGGACGATCAGGAAATAGAAAAGATTAAGTTGCTATGCGATCAGTCTGGACATAGTGTCCTGATTCTCGACGGCGTGCCCCAGAACTGCAACTACTTTTTTCTCGAAAAGAGCCAGGGCGCAATTGGTTGGATGGATTGCTATATTGACACATCGTACATTTACGGCCACAAAGAGGGTCGATTCTATTGCTGTACTGGGTCGGATAGCATCGGCCCTAATCGGATAAGGGACTGCGGCATGTGGAGCGATACGCAGATTGCGGTCGACGCGGCCCGCTCCGAGCGATTTGATACTGGACACGTCTGGTGCAGGCTGGTATGACCTCCGCATTCCTCCAGGCCCTCTGGCCCAACCCTGAGGGCGTCCTCGCCGCCTTTACCCTGCCATCAGCGCGTACCCTCTGCGCGAACACCACCGACGAACTCGCCGCGGTCGTTGCCCCGTTCGCTGACGCGGAAAACATCTACATCCGCGCCACCTCCCTGCGGACGCAGCCGGCGGCGGGGAAACGCGCGGACGCCGCGGCATCCTACGCGATGCCGGGGATCTGGGCCGACATCGACATCAAGGGGGCGGCCCACAAATCCGACGAACTGCCACCGGACCTCGACGCGGCGCTGGCCATCGCCAACTGCACGGAACTGGCGCCGTCGCTCATCGTCCACAGCGGCAACGGCATCCAGGCGTGGTGGGTGTTTCGCGAGCCGGTGGTATTCGAGGACGAGGGCCATATTCACGCCGCATCGGAATTGGTCCAGCGGTGGCAGGCCATCCTCGCCGCGCACGCCAGGAAATCGAACCACCGCATCGACGCCACGCATGACCTGGCTCGGGTGATGCGCTTGCCGGGGAAGTTCAACCGCAAGGACCCCGGCGACCCCAAGCTGGTGACGTTCACCGACTCCGGCCGCAGGTACGATCCGGGCGACTTTGCGGAGATCGTGAAATCCGTCACCGTTACCCAATCCCTGCCCGCCGTCAAGCGGGACTACCCGCTGGTTTCGATCGCCCCGATCATGGACGGCTGCGCGTGGATGCGGCGCTGCCGGGACGAGGCGAATACCCTGCCGGAACCGGAGTGGTACCAGATGCTGACGGTGGTGGCCCGCTGCCGCGACTCCGAGGAGTTGGCGCACCGGATGAGTTCGCCCTATCCGTCCTACTCCTACCAGGAGACCCAGAACAAGCTGGCGCACGCCATCACCAACTCGAAGGGCCCGGTGACCTGCGGCTACGTCGAATCCACGCTCGGCTTCAGCGGGTGCGCGACCTGCGCCAACCGTTCGCGGGTGCGGTCGCCGATCAGCATTGCAACGGCGCCGCCTGACCAGTGGGAGGGGATCGACACGGTCGAAGTTGCCACGCTCGAGTACCAGGACGTTGCGCCCGGCCAGATCAGCCGCGATTGGAAGGAGATGCTCAAGCGCAACAAAAGGGGCCCGCTGCCGAACATGTACAACGCAGCCGTGGCGCTGACCTTCCACGAACTGTTCCAGCGGTCGCTCGCCTTCAACGAACTGACGAACGTCATCGAAATCACCCGGCCCATGCGGAACATCGAGATGGACGTTCCGGTCGAGTGGTCTGACAAGCACGACGTCGCCTTCGCCATCTGGCTCCAGCGGCAGGACATCGAGGCCAGCGCGGAGACGGCCAGCCGCGCCGCCGGCTACGTTGCACGGCGCAACCCGGTCCACCCCATCCGCGACTACCTGCAATCGCTCCGGTGGGACGGCGTGCCGCGCATCCACAACTGGCTGCAACAGTATCTGGGCGTCGATGACTCCGCCTACGTTCGCAGTGTCGGCTCAAAGTGGCTGATCTCCGCCGTTGCCCGCGTCATGCGCCCCGGCTGCAAGGCCGACCATATGCTGATCCTTGAGGGCCATCAGGGCATCGGCAAATCAACGGCGCTTGAGGTCCTCGCCGGCAAGTACTTCACCGATGCCGTTGGAAACATGTCCGACAAGGACGCGGCGCTGGCCGTCCAGCGGGTGTGGATCGTCGAAATTGGCGAACTCTCCTCGTTCAAAAAAACATCTGAGGTCGAGCACATCAAGGGCTTCATCACTCGCACCACCGACCGGATCCGCCCGCCCTACGGTCGATATGTCCAGGAGATGGCGCGGCAGTGCGTGTTCGCCGGCACAACGAACCAAGACCAATACCTGACCGACGAAACCGGCAACCGCCGGTTCTGGCCGGTCATGTGCCGTTGCGCGGACATCGACGGTTTGCGCGAGGTGCGCGATCAGCTCTGGGCGGAGGCGCTCACGGCCTTTGAGGACGGCAAGGCGTGGTGGCTCGACGAGGTCGAGGCGATCCAGGCCGCAGCGCTCCAGCAGAAACAGCGGGTCGAAACCGACGTCTGGGAGTCGATCATCCGGGAATACGTCCGCTCGCTGTACCTCGGCGGCACCCCGCACTTCACCGTCGAGGACATCTTGGCCGGCTGCCTGAAGATTCCGTCGAACCAGTGGGAGCACAAGCATAAAATCCGCGTCGGGAGGATCCTGGCCTCGATTGGCATCCAAAAACAGCGCATGCGGATGAACGGGGAAATCCAGCGCGTCTACGTCTTTGGGGAGGCTGTGACGGTCTAATTTCGCAAAAAAAACGGCCGCCAGAGAGCTAACGCCCTATCTTTTCATCGAGATAGGGCGTTTGTGCCTATTGTGACGGTTCAAACACCATATATCAAAACTTCTTCTGTATATATATATAGTAAAATTCTTGAATAGAATTTTTAGTCTATAGTCCTACTGTCACAGATAGGCACAAACGCAAGTCAGTTTCAGCTAGATGCTGGTTTGGGCTATTTCGTGCGGGCACCGCCGCCGCAACTCACGCGCCGTGACCACGGCGGCGTAAAATACCACAATGCCCACCTCCCCGCCCCGCTGGTGCAGCCGCTGCAACCGCGCCCACTCCGGCGCGTGTCCTGCGCTCATCGCCGCCAGGCGCGGCGCCAACCGCCCGCCCGACAATCGGCCCGACTCCACCGCCCGCGGCTACGACTGGACCTGGGAACGGCTGTCCCGCATGATCCGGCGCGAGCGTCCCATCTGCGAGCACTGCGGCGTGGCGCCGTCCCGCATGGTGGATCACATCGTACCGTTGCGCGCGGGCGGGGCGCGGCTGGACTTGGCGAACTTGCAGGCGCTGTGCCTGCCGTGCCACGCGTCGAAAACCCGATCCGAGCGGAGACGGAGGTAGTGCTAGTGCCTGTGGAAAACTTTCCACAGGCCGGGAGGCCGCGGCGCCCCGAAAACAGCTGGAAAGCAGCACAAAAGGCGAAGACCTAACGGTTAGGAGGGGGAGGGGCTGTGGAAATCCTGTGGATATCTACGCAGCACCGACTTCCGGAATACTC